GTGGCGTAGTCTCGACGCTCAACCCCCCCATGTTGCTTCTGGAGGTTTCCATCATGTCGCCCCGACCCTTTGACCCTCGTTGCACCGAGGCGGCCGCCCGCGAGTGGCTGCTCGCGCACCCTGCCGATCCAGCGGGCGCGTGCATCGCTGGACTGGCCCCGGACCTCCAAGGCGGCGAGCGGCGGCGGGCGCACGATGCGATCGCGCGCTGGCGGCGGATGATGGTGGCTGAGGGCCTCGTCAAGCCGCTACCGTCGGGCCGCCAGCGGAGCGTGATGCCGCTCTCGCAGCCGCCGCCGCCCGATGCAATCGAGCGGGACCTGTTGGCCCTGTCGCCGGCCGAGTCGATCGCGTGGACGATCAAGCGGCTGCGCCGGACGCTCGACGAGGCCGACCCCGGTTCGGCTGCCTACGTCACGGCCGCGGGGCAGATGCAGAAGTGTCTCGACCGGTACCACGAGCTGCGCCGCGCCGAGGAGAAGCCCGCGCCCGGGCCGGCGGACCTGTCCCCGGCCGAGTGGCGCGAGCAGCTCGGAGCGTCGGCCCGCGAGCTGGTCGACGTCGACCTCGAAGTGTACGTCGCCGAGTGGCTTGGGCGGAAGCGGCTGCGGCTGGTGGCCCGGTCGGATGGGACTCTGGTGCTGGAGCGTTCGTGATCGACGCCTCAGCCATCGCCGCCCGGGCCGCGGTCCACGGCCGCGCGCCCGCGCACTGGACCCGGCCGCAGCTCGACCTGTTCGACAGCCCCTACCGGCTCACGGTCTGGTGGGGGGCGAACGGGATCGGCAAGTCGGTGGCGCTGGCCGAGGTGACGCGACGGGCGCTGGGCGGGCTCCTGCCGTGGCAGACGTCGCGCAAGAGAACCGTGATGCTGGTGGGAAACACTTACAAACAGCTCGGCGTGACGCTGGAGTACCTGTTCTCGATGGTCCCGCCGAGCTGGTTCGGGCCGCGCATCCGCTTCAACAGCGGCATGGTCCGAGGGCAGCGGATGCCGGTCTACGACGTGGTCGGCGGGCCGGGCGCTGGCTCGACGCTGGTCCTCGGTGTCTTCGACGCCGAGAACTTGGCCGGGCCGCGCGCCGAGGTCGTCGTCAGTGACGAGCCCCTGCCCGAGCCCGTCCACAACGAGCTGTGGCCCCGTCTGCTCGGGCGCGGGGGCCGGATGTACGTCGGCTTCACCCCGACCCTCGGCACCGCGGCGGACGTCCAGTACCTCTGGAAGCTCGTCGACGACCCGGCCCTGCCGCATGTCGGCGAGCTGCACACCCCTCTCACCTTGGACGCGGTCACCCCGCGTGGGGGCCTCGTCGACCTCCCCTGGCTGACCGCGCGCGACATCGCCGAGCACGAGGCCGGGCTGTCGGCGCTGGAGGCGGACATGCGGATGGGCCGCAGCCGGACCCCTCGGCGCGAGACGGCCTACTTCTCGTCGTGGGGCCCGCACTTGGTCCGCGACGAGGCCCCGCCTGTCGGGGCGGTGGTCGGCGTCGGGATCGATCACGGCCCGAAGCCGGGGACCCAGCGTGCGATCCTCGTCGCGTCTGCTCGCCGGGGGCTGCACGCGCACCTCTGGGTCTTGGACGAGTACGCGAGCACCGACCGGACGACCCCGCGGGGCGCGGCGCGGGGCGTGTTGGACATGTTGGCCCGGTCTGGCCTTGAGCCCGGCGACGTGGATCGGTGGATCGGCGACCGGGCGCACCACGGCGACCATCGAGGCGGGGCGATGAGCAACCGGGCCTTCTTGGAGGCGATGGCCTCCGAGCTGGGCATCCCGACCGAGCGCCGGGGATGGACCGAGCAGCTACCCGAGGGGCTGCGGCGGATTGCCACGCCTCGCAAGTACGAGGGCTCGGTCTGGGAGGGCTCTCTGATGCTGCACCGGCTGATGGTGGACGACCCGCCGCGGCTGACGGTGTCGACGCGCTGCTCGCTCCTGCACGCCGACCTCGCGGGCTGGCAGGGCTCGACGTCGCCCTCGGACCCGCACAAGCACGGGCTGGACGGGTTGAGGTACATCGCGGTGCCGTTGCTTGAGGGCCGCGCTCGGTGATAGTCTGCACCTGGGGGAGTCCATGATCAGCGTCCTCGGCTTCGGCTACCAGCCCGCGGTGAAGCGGACGCCCCGCGAGGAGGCCGCGCTGCGCATCCGCATCCTGCGCGGGATGCACGTCGAGGATGTCCGAGTGCGGACGCGGCAGGAGATGGGCGACCGGGCGCGCGAGCTGGGCCCGGTCGACCTCTCGATGAACCCCCTGCGGAGCTACGTCGAGCGGCGGGGCACGGCGTATCGGACGCCCCCGGCCGTCTTCGGGCTGCCCGAGGAGCTGGCCCTCGCGCTCGGCGACGCGTCCGCTCGGACGACGGTCGCGCGGTACGCTCGGATCGGGGCGCGGCCGATGCCGACGCGGATGTCGGCGGTCTCGGCTGAGGCCCTGCGCTACAGGCTGGCGGCGAACTGGGCCGGCACCCTGATCGGGTGGAGCGCGGCGAGCGAGCGCCCGTTCCTTGAGGCCCTGTCCCCGGAGCACTTGACTGTCGAGTATCTCTCGGACGACCCGACGGCCCCGACGGTCATCCGGCATCGGCGGCTGCGGCGGCTCGGCCGCGATCTCGTCGAGGTCGAGGACCTCTACGACCTGTCGGACCTCGACGCGCCGGTCTTCGCGGTGCTGCGCGGCGAGCAGGACGTCACCGACGAGGCCCTCGGTGACCTTGCCGCGGACGCTCGCGCCTACCCCTGGCGCTACGCCGACGGCCGGCCCTTCCATCGGATCGTGATCTCGGGCGACCCTCGCGCGCCCTACGAGGGGATCGAGATCGTCGAGGGCTCGCTCAAGGTCTGCGCGCTTTACACCCACTGGGGGGCGGCCGTCAGAGACGCGGGCTGGCCTCAGCGGAACGCGATCGGCCTGGAGCTTGACGGCCTCGACACGCGCAGCGAGACGATGCAGGCTGGGATCTCGGTCGGCCCTGAGTCGGTGCTGCGCTGGCGGCACATCGACCCGGAGCGACCCGGGATGCTTCACCAGTTCGGCCCGGGCTTCGACCCCTTGCCCCTGCACACCGCGATCCGGCAGTACGCCGAGCAGCTCGTGTCCGCGATGGGCCTGCCGGTGTCGATGGCCGCGACGGGCGGCGAGCCCTCGGAGACCGAGCGCCGCGCCCTGGCCGAGGCCGTCGCGGCGACCTACCCGGACTGCCGCGCGCACGATGGCCTCGTCCTGCGGCGGGTCTCGGCGCTGATCAATCGCGAGACGGGCAGCACTCTGCCCGAGCAGGCCTACCCGGTCCTGTACGGCTCGGAGGTCGAGCAGGAGTTCGAGGCCGTGGCGGCCGGCGACGGCGCAGCCGAGGACGCGCGGGCCGAGCTGGAGGGGGCCCGGTCTGCGCTCGAGGATGCCCTGGCCGGCGACGCGAGCCCGGACGTCCTGCGGGCGGCGCTGGGGGCGGTCGTCGAGGCGATGGGAATGCTCGACTAATGCCGATCCGTCCGCCGCTTGGAGTCGCCCGGGCCGCGCAGCGGGGGCTGGACGTGCGCGCGGACAAGCCCCCGTCGCAGCGGGGCGGGACCGCGGTCGGTCTGGCCCGGGCGCGAGACCTGGCCAACCGGCGCACCCTGAGCCTCGACACGATCTTGCGGATGCTCAGGTACTTCGCGCGCCACTACGTCGATCGCGAGGGCGCGACGTGGGGCGAGCAGGGCCCTGGCTGGCAGGCCTGGCAGCTCTGGGGCGGCGACCCGGGTGTGCGCTGGGCCCTGTCTGTGGCCCGGCGCGAGGCCCCGGAGTGGTACGCGCGGTTCGTCCGGTCGCCGACGGGTGGTCGGCTGCTGAGAGAGTTCACTGAGAGAGGAGGGTAGGTGACATGTCCGACGATCTGATCGAGAAGATCAAGGCGGCGCTGGGCGGTCGGCAGACGACCGAGGACGACGACGACGAGCCCAGCGGCAACAAGGTGCCGGTCGACCGGTTCCGCGCGGTCGTGCGCGAGAAGAACGAGATCAAGCGCCAGCTCGCGGACCTCGCGAGCGCGGTGGAGGCCGAGCGCAAGAGCGCGGCGAAGTCGATCGAGGAGGTCAAGGCGGCGGCGGCGCGCGAGGTTGCGACCCTGGCGGCGCAGCATCAGGAGCACCTGGCGGCGCGTGACCTCGGCTTCGACGAGGACGGCCTCGTCGCGCTTCGGACGGCCTACCAGCGACTGCCCGAGCAGGGACGTCCGAAGTCGGCGGTCGAGTGGTGGAAGGCCGCGACCTCCGACGAGAAGGCCCGCGAGACGCTCCCGAAGACCCTCCAAGCCTACATCCCGGCAGCGAAAGACGAGGCCCCGGCACCGAAGACCCGCTCGGCAGGTCTCGACACGGGGGCCCGGCCGGCGGGCGTGAAGACCAAGATCGAGGACGTCAACGGGGCGAAGAGCATGGCAGACCTTGCCAAGCTCCTCGGCGCACGGTAGCATCGGGGTACATTCCAGGCCGCGGGTCGCTCCGGTATCAGCGTAGGCCACCATCCGAGCTTTCTGGAGGTCTACCGTGGGCGATCCGATCCGTACTGGCACCACTCCGATGTCCGACATCCTCGTTGCGGCGATCACCCGTTCGATCGGGCTGACGCTGGGCGATCGCAGCGGGGGCGGCCTGCTCGCCAACCCCGTCCTCGCCTCTCAGTTCCTGGGCGCGACCCGTCTCGGCGCCGCCCTCGGGACCAAGATGGTCGACGTCGGCTGGGGCCTGAACAAGTTCACGGCCACGTCGCAGGGCTCTGACTTCACTGTCGAGACCCTGTCCAGCGCGGCCGCGACCGTCACCCCGGCCCGTCGCGGCATGGCGCGTCAGGTCTCCGACATGGCCCGCGCGCTGCAGTCGATGGACGAGCTGGCCTTCGTCCAGTTCGTCACCGATCAGACCATCGCTTGGCAGCAGAGCGTGGTCTCCCTGATCGCCTCCCTGTTCCCGAGCTTCTCGGCGAGCGGCGGCGTGTCCGGCGGCACCGCGACTTGGGCCTCGATCCTGAGCGCCTACCAGACCCTCGGCATCGCCAACTCGGCCGGCCCCTACGTCCTCGTGCTGCGGCCGAAGGACTGGGCCAACGTGGCCTCCGACGCCTTCGCGCTCGGTGGTCGCGTGCAGATGCAGGCCGAAACCGACGGGTACCTGAACACGGTCAACCCCGGGTTTAAGGGGCAATACCTCAACGGCAACCTCTGGGTCTACACCAGCTCGGAGCTTCCGACCTCGGCGGGCGACACGGTCTGCGGCATGTTCGGCCCCGAGGCGCTCGCCTGGGACGCCTTCATGCCCGAGCCCAGCCCGGCGACGCAGGTGCTGCTCTGGACCCCGCTCTACGGCGTCGAGATCAACCGCGACAGCCTCAAGTCCGAGGATCAGGTCGTCGGCTCGACGCACCTCGGCGCGTCCATCCGGCAGAACGCGGGCGGCATCAAGCTTTTGTTCGCGACCTGATCTGATCCAACCCGGTACACGTCGAGGAGGACGTCATGCCGATCCCCGGAAAGTCCGCTGCTCCCTCTGGCCCTGTCGCCGCCCCTCTGGGTGCTCGTCCGGCATCGTCCCCTGTGACGGTGCTCGGCGGTCTGCCCGAGGTCGCGCGCGGGGCCGAGTATCCCCCGCTCCCTGAGACCCCGATCTTCGCCTACTTCGCAGACGCGACCTCGGTCACGTTCGTGGACGGTGAAGCCCTGTACCTGCCGATCAAGGTCGGCTTCGAGGCGGGCATTCAGGGCGTGCGGGATGGGTCGATGCTCGCGGCATCGATCGAGTACGAGCAGCGGACCAACCGGCGCATGATGATCCCCCTCGACGTCAAGGTGATGGCCTTTGGTGTCGAGCACGGCGGGTATGTCCAGCGGATCGAGCTGGCCCCCGACCGGCGCGGCAAGCCGCGGCACCATCACGCCGACGTCTGGACCCGCTACGACGTCGTCGGCGCCGAGGCGATCCCGACCTTCGACGCCGAGGGCTTCATCGCGTTCCGCCGCAGCCTCGTCGACATCTTGGGCCCTGTCCATCCGGGCGTGATCCAGGCGATCAAGGCGAAGACCCTCCAGCTCGCCGAGGCGCATCGCCGCATCGGCCACGCGTCCCCGGGGATGGCCCGGATCGCAGACTCCATCGAGGCGCAGCTCGCGCCCCGCACCTGATCTCGTCCCTCTCTCGGAGAGTGTCCGATGCCCGTCGCCTCTGCTGCCGTTTATGAAGTCCTGCGCCGCGCCCTGGTCGGCGTCGGTGTCATCATCCGCCCGAGCGGGACCACTGCGCTCACTTCGTCCCCGTCGATCACGGCCGGGTCTGGCGCGGCCTCGGAGAGCGAGCCGAACGGTTCGGTCTACCTCCGCACGAACGGCGACCTCGTCCAGCGCATCTCGGGCGCTTGGTCGGTCGTCCTCTCTGGCGGCCGCGCCGCCCGCGTCACGGCGCCGTTCAAGTCGACGTTGCAGACCGGCACCGGCTCGGCGCAGAACGTGGCGCACGGACTGGGCGTCACCCCGTCGCTCGTCGTGGTCGTCCCCTACGACCTGACCGGCGGCGCCTACGTCGTGACCGAGGGCACCCACACCTCGACCAACGTCGTCGTGACCGTGACCAACGGCGAGAAGTTCATCGTTCTGGCCTACGCGTGACGATCCGCGCCGCGACCTACGCCTTCGGGCGGCCGATCCCGTACCTCCTCCAGCGGGGGGCTACGCAGACGATCGACTGCCCGGTGCGCTACGGGGCCGGCGGCGCGCTCGTCGCCCCGACGGGCGGGACGTACTCCGTCCTGCGACCCGGCGGGACAGCCTTGGTCTCGGCGGCACCGGTTACGCCTTCCTCCTCGATCGCGACCGGGACGGTCACCCCGTCTGCCGCCGAGACTCTCGGCTCGGGCTGGACTGTTGAGTGGGCCCTGTCGATCGGGGGCCTGAGCTACCCGGTCCGCATCGAGGCCTATCTCTGCGACTGGGTCCCGATGTGTCCGGTCTCGGAGGCCGACCTGTACCTGCGCCTGCCCGAGCTGCGGCATCGCGTGCCGCAGAGCCAAGGCGAGCGCGGGACCGGCGAGGGCTGGCAGCCGCAGATCGACGCGGCCTGGTACGAGCTGGTACGCAAGCTCCTGTCCGACGGCAAGCGGCCGTGGACGATCCGGGGCGTCCACGGGTCCTACGACTGGGTCCTGACGCGGTCGCTTCAGCTCTGCGTCGATGCGATCTCGGTGGGCCTCGACGAGTCGCTCGCCGAGCGCAAGCGGCAACTGCACTTCGACATGAACCGGGTCGCGTCTGACCTTCGGTTCCAGTTCGACGAGGACGCGGCCGAGCTGCGACGGGGCCACGGCCCGGTCATGCGGCTGGCGCCGGTCGGGCGGCCCACATGGTAGCCCGCGGCGACGGCGCGTCGCTCGGCGAGTCGACGTGGCTCGCCGCGATCGAGGGCGTGTACCAGCGCATCGAGGGCCTCGACGCGGCCGGCTACCGGTCCTCGGAGTCGGACGGCTGGACCCGGGCGCGGGGCCCGGTCCCGACGACGCACCTCAGCTTCTGGGTCTTCGCGGGCGACGAGGTCGTCACGGCCGCGGGCGGGACGCTGGTCATGCGCTCCCGCGTCCTGTTCGCGGCGCGCTACGTCGCCGAGGAGCACCCCGCGCACCTGGCCCGGGCGCACGCTGCGGCCTACGCTGTGCGCTGCGCCCTCCAGTCGAGACAGGACCCCCGCTGTCTGGTCGGCGGGTGGACGCCGGATTATTCTCTCGTCGAGGCCGGCTGGGTCCTCGTCGATCTCGCCTTCGACCTGCACCTCCCCTGGTAGGAGTCCCCCGTGGCCACGTCCCTCGCGTCCCTCGTCTCCATCCGCTCGCTCGCCGAGCTGACCCCCGACTCCCCTCAGACCGGCGCTGTCAGGGGCGAGATCTCGGTCGACACTCGGACCGCCAACGGCATCAGCTCCGGGCAGGCCGATCGGGCCTACTTCGCTGAGCGCAGCCTCACCAGCGGCGCGACTCACACCTACAACGTCCTCGCGGCCGGCTCGCTGACCGACATGCTCGGGCAGGCGATCGATCTCGACGAGGTCAAGGCCATCACGGTGCAGTGCCTGACGGGCGCGATCAAGGTCGAGGGCGGCAGCGCGAACGTGCTGGCGGCCTTCACCGGGGCAAACGAGGGCCTCAACCTCGCGGCCGGGCAGAGCTTCGCGATGGACCTCGGCGCGGCCGGTGTGTCCGTCGGCAGCAACGGCACGTTCGTGGTGACCGAGACGGCCACGAGCACCGCGTCTTACCGCATCCTCATCGTCGGCGCGCAGTGAGGTCCGCATGTCCCTGATCCCCTCCTCATTCAGCGACGGTCAGCTCGTCATCACCGACGACGCGGGTCACTCCGCGACGCTGCAGCTCAGTCAGGGCGATACCTCGGTGTCGGGCCTGATCCCCGGCGGCCGCACGGTCACCGAAGTGCAGTCCCGCGGCGCGTTCGTCGGGCTGCGGCTCGGGCAGCGCGTGGCCCCGACGATCACGATCAACGCGGTGCTTTCGTCGCCGACCGATGCCTTCTATCGGCTCGCGATGGGTACGACGTCCGGCTTCGTCTCGACGTCTGCCGACATCGGGGACGCCCGCACGGTCGATGGCACCTTCAGCTTCAACTTTGGCGCCGAGTCGCGCTCGATCACCTTCGACGACGCCTACCTCCAGGCCTTCGACGTGAGCGAGGGCGACCCGTCGACGGTCTCGCTCACGTTCGCGATCGTGGGCCCGGTGGAGTTGGACGGCGTGACGCTGATCGCTCAACGCTGAGTCTGCCAACGTCGAGGAGGACGTCATGGCCCTGTCTCCTGTCTCGGAGGTGACCGTCGACATCGGCGGTCACCGAGTCACCCTCCGCAAGTTGGGGGCTACGGCGCAGGTCGCTGTGGCCTCGGCGCAGCAGCGGGTCGGCGGCGAGCCCGTCGCCGTCCTCGCGCTGGGCGCGGCGGTGCTGGCCCTGTCGTGGCCCGAGGGCGCGGCCTGGCCGACTCGGTCGCGCCCGCGGCCCTGGCGGCTGACCGATCCGCTGCTCGACTACGGGTCGCGCATCTTCGACGACCTCGGCGACGCGCTCGGGCTCGACGAGGCCGCGCGGATCTCGCAAGAGGGGTTCTGGTGGGGCCTGGGCGCGCGGGTCACCGAGGACGAGGTCGTAGCCGCCGAGGGTTTCTCCGCGGCCCCGGTGGCGGGTACGGACGGCTAATGCTGGCCGTCTGCCGCGACTGGGGCCAGCCCTTGAGCTGGTGGGCGGCGCTCGATCCGGCGGACCGGGCCCTCGTCGTGGCCGACTACCGGATGCGCCAGCGCGAGGCCGCCCGTGCCCAGAGGTAAGACGACCGAGAAGTCGGGCGCAGCCGCGATCGTCGTCGACCAGACGGCGCTGCTGAAGCTGCTCGACAAGACGGCCGACGGGGCCGCGAGCAACTTCGTCCGCGTCGTGACGGCCGAGCTGGAGGAGCGGCAGGTCGAGGCGATCCGCGTCTGGCCCGTGCGCTCGGGCCGGTCGCGTCGTTCTTTCGCGGTTCAGACGCGGATCCGCGAGGATGTGATCGAGGTCGCGATCACGAACGACGCCAAGAGTTCTTGGGGCTTCTACGCCTACAAGATCCGCAACAGCGTCAGGACCCGCGAGAGCCTGGAGCGCGAGGCGATGCAGTGGAGCCAGCGCGGGGACACTCCCGAGGCGAAGGCCCGGATCTTCGACTTCCGATGGCGGCAGCTCAGGCGCATCCACGGCGAGGGTGCCCGGTCCGCGGCCGAGGCAGGTAAGAACGTCTGGAGCGTCTACGTCCGCAAGCCGGCAGAGAAGCGGCGGGCCGAGATAGTGGCTACGCTACAGGCTGACCTCGCGAAACTGGCCCAGCCGGTAGGAGTGTGACATGGCCGGCGCTGTCGTCTCGCTGACGTACCAAGCCCAGGTCGACGACCTGCGCAAGAGGCTGTCGAGCATCCCGGACATCACGGCAGCCGAGGCTCGGAAGGCGGTTCGCGAGCTGGACAAGGCCATCAAGGCGAGCAGCCGGGCGGCCTCGTCGGCGGGCGACGCGGGGGCCAAGGCGGCGAAGGCCGCGGCCGCCGCGTCCAAGGAGGTCCGGGATGGGCTGCTCGAACTGGGCGACCTCGCGGGCATCCCGAAGGACCAAGTCGACAAGCTGTCGAAGGGCATGGCGGCCCTGTCCAATCCGATCGGTCTCGCGGTCGCGGGCGTGGGCGCGCTGGCCGTCGGGCTCGGGGCGGCGGCTGTCGGCGCCGTCAAGCTCGTGCGCGAGGCTGCGGCTGTCGGGCCGGCGCTGGAGCCCTTCCGCGAGCTGGCGGGGTTCGGCGGGCTGTCGCCGTCGGCTGTGTCCTCGCTGTCGGCCGCGGGCGCGGCGCTCGACGCTGTCGCGACGGTCGGTCGGCGGGTCGTCGAGGTCCTCGGCGCCGATCTCGCGCCGACCGTCGAGCGCGCGGCGGTGGTAGTGGTGCAGCTCGGGCTCGCACTCGTCGACGCAGCTAACGCAGCGAGCGAAAGCAAAGGTATCTTTCTGACCTTAGCCGACTCCATCGGTAATCAGTTTGTTCGCGGCTTGCTTGCCGCTTTTACACTTGTGTTCGATCTGACCGGATTACTTGGCAAGCTGGCAAGTGCTGCCGGGCTGGACACTGTCGGATCAGCCCTCCAAGGAGTCTCCGGTGGGTTCGACGAAGTAACCAAGACGGCCGGCAAGGCGCTTTCGCGAGCTGCTTTGGGTGGCTTCGATGAAGTTGTGCAGCGGATCGAGATCGGAACCGCGGACTACGCAGATCGAGCCCGCGAGCTGGTGGCGGTTCAGGGGCAGGTCTCGTCATCGGCCGAGAAGCAGGCGACGGCGACCGGAAAGGCGGCGGCGGCGACCGACGAGGCCGCGGCCGCAGCGAAGCGGGCGGCGGCCGAGTACCGGGCGGCAGAGGCGGCGCGGCGAGGGCAGATCGCCGTCGAGGGCCTCGCGTTGCAGGTCATCGAGGAGCAGGCCCGGCTAACCGGGACCGAGGGCGACAAGATCGCGGCGATCGACGCGCGGGCGCAGGCCGAGAAGGCCGCTGTCGACGAGCAGGTGCGGGACCTGACCAAGCTCGGACAGGGCGAGGAGGCGCGGCGGCTCGCAGATCAGCGGTACGCCCAGATCGCGATCCAGAAGGAGCAGGAGCTTCAGGGGGTCCAGGCCGAGACTGCGGCGCAGGCGGATCAAGCGCGGCAGAAGGCAAAGGCGGCGACGGCTGCGCTCGTCGCGGACGTCGTCGGCGTGACCTCGGCGGCGGCGCAGGCTGCCGCGGCGATCGGCGACCTCGCCGCGCAGCGAGCGCAGCGGCAGATCGAGGAGGTCCGCGCGGCCCGCGAGCGGCTCGGCGAGGACATCACCGAGGCCGAGGAGCGGCAACTGGAGAAGCGCGAGAAGGCGGCCGAGAAGGCGGCGCAGCGGGCGTTTCGCATCCAACAGGGCGCGGCAATCGCGACGGCGGCGGTGCAGGGCGCGCAGGCTGTGATCTCCGCGCTGGCGACGCTTGGGCCGATTGCGGGCCCGATCGCGGCCGGGCTGCTCTCGACGGCCATCGCGGCTCAGGTTGCGCTCATCGCGTCGGCGCCGCCCCCGAAGTTTGCGACCGGCGGCATCGTCGAGGCCCAGTCCTACGACGGGCGGCTGATCGAGGCCGAGCCCGGGGAAGGGGTCCTGACCCGTCGAGGGGTCCGCGCCGTCGGTGGTGAGGCCGGTGTCGCGGCGGCGAACCGCGGCGATGTCTCTGCCGGCGGGACCGGGCCGCTCGTCGTCGCCTTCCCGAGCATGGCGCGATACCTCGCGGTGGAGGCCGCGCGCCCGTCGGCCTTCGGGCGCGCCGTCCGCGGCCGCACCCCCGCGACGGGTCGGAGGTAGGATGGCGGCGATCACTCGGACCCAGTACCAGGCCCTCGTCGAGCCCTTCGGCTGGGCGGCTGACGCGTCGTCCTTCTGGTCGGCCGAGTCGACCTACGACGAGGCCGGTGTCGTCGCGGGGCAACCCGTCGCGGCGCAGGCCTCGGCGCTGGTGCTCCGGGCGACGGGCGCGCAGACGGGGACGGTGCAGGTCCGGGTCCAGACCGGCGGGCACGCGGGGCCCGGTCTCGGCGACTGCTCGTTGGTGCAGCGGCCGGGGACCTCTGGCGCCTACTACGGGTGGGAAGGCCCGGCGACGGTGTCCGGGATGGACGCGCTCAACTGGGCCACGGCCGACAATGTCCAGACGAGCCACATCGCGGGGCTGCCTGGTGGAGGCATGATCGCGGCGGGCTGCGGGGGCGCGACGCCGACGAACGGCGGCACCCTCTGGGCGTGGCACCGGTCGGCAACGGCGACGACGTGGACGCGGGTCACGGTCTGGGATGAGACGGCGACCGGGCGGGCGGCCTATGCCCCGTGCGTCGTGGCGATCGACTCGCTGCGGGCGGTGCTGTTCGCCTTCGTTGCCAGCCCTACGACCGGTCTCGGCGCCGCGACGCGCTACTCGATCTCGTCGTGGGAGACCTCCGACGGGGGCGCGACGTGGACGCAGCGCGGGGAGGGGCTTGCGCTTCAGACCGACATGCGGCTCGGCGGTGCGACGACGAGCAGCGGCACCCCGGGGCGCTCTGTGCGGCGGCTCCGAGGGGCGTACCGAGCGGGGCAGATCCTCCTCGTCGCGCACCTTCGGAACCTACTCGTCGACGGCACCTACGATCGTCTCGACGTCCTGCGGCAGTGGGCGAGCGACGACCAGGGCCAGACGTTGACCTCGATCTCGACGGGTGACGGTCTGGCCTCGTCGGGCCGCGACGGCGGGTACCACGACATCGCCGTGCTGGGCGGGCAGTTCGTCGTCTTCCGGCTTCGCTCGAACGGGGTTCCCGCGTTCCAGCGTCTCGGCTCGGCGTTCGCGCCGCTGACCCAGGCGGACGGCTACGGGCTCGGCGTGCTGGCCACGTTTGCCGAAGACAACGTCACCACGGCAACCGCGAGCCACGGCGGGAACTCGGCCGACTACATCACCGACGGCGACACGGCCCTCGTCGCCGACGACTACGGCGGGGGCTGGCTGTTCGTCACGCAGGTCGCTGGAACCAACCGACCGACGACGGTCGCGTGGTCGGCGGACTACGGGCAGAGCTGGGCGGGGTACGGGCGCAACCCGGCGAACACCGAGGTCTCGACGGACGCGGCGACGGTCGGGCGGGCGGTCGACACGGGCGACTCTCGGCTTTACCGGCTGAGCGCGGCCCCGTCCCTCGGGCGGATCGTTCTCCTGGCGCAACCCCTCGTCGACACCGCGATATCGACGCAGGACTCGCTGCTGGCCGCGTTCCTCGGCGGGTGGTCGACGTTGACGATGCCCCCGGTGGGCGACGCGGGCCGCACCCAGGACCGGGCCTGCTGGGATCAGACTTGGCTCCCGATCGAGCGGCCGGACGACGTCTCGGGCTGGACGACGACGGCGACGGGCACCTCGTCGTCGACGCTGAGCACTTCGACGGCGCCGTTTCTGACCCTCTCGACGACGGGGATCGGCTCGACGCACTTCTTCGCGCCGACGGCGTCGTTCCTGTCTCAGACGCACTTAATCGCCGAGTTCAGCGTCGGGTCGATCACCAACGGGGCATCGGCCACGGCCCTCGTCGCCGTCGAGGCCCGCGTCACGAATGGGACCGTGACCCGGACCGTGCGCGTCCATCTCGACGCGACGGCCTACCGGCTGATCGACGTCAACGGCGGCACCAACCTCGGCGATGTGACCGGGCTCGCGAACGAGGCCCGGCAGTACCGGCTGGCGCTCGACCGGGTGTCGGGACGCGTCCGTGTCTGGCACCGGACCTACCAGGGGCAGGCGGGCGCCGAGGTCCGCGCGTGGACGCTGGGCGCGTCGGGCACCGCGAGCGACAGCGGCGCCGCGACGAACAACACCTACGTCACCTGGGGGCACCTCGTCGCGCCCGCGCTGGCGACGACCGTCACCTCGGCGTGGGGCCCGGTCCAGCTCTCGCGCGGCCGGCTCGACGAGACGGCGGGCGCCTACGGCAACGCGGGCTCGACGCGGCTCTGGTCCGCGTCGCTTGCGCCCTCGACGGACGAGCTGTGGGGCCGGCCGGTCGGAGCGCCGGGGGCCCGGTCCTACGTCGGACGGGGCCTGTACCTGTCGGCGGTGGACGGCCCGGGGCGGCGCACCGAGACTTGGACCTGCTCGACGGCCTCGACGTACCCGGTGCAGCGCATCTTTCCGGGTAGCAACCGATCGCCGCGCCGGCAGTGGCGCAGCGCGACGGCGACGATCAAGCGGCTGGCGGTGCAGGTCCCTGGCGGCGTCGAGCGCGAGCTGCTGACCGGGTACCTCGCCGTGGTGGTGCGCGGGGCCAACTGGCGGACCGGGCTCATCGAGCGGCGCTCGGGCGGCGTCTGGTCGACGCTGGCGACGATCGACCTGGCCGCGGGGCGGACCTCGGTCGCGTTCCAGAGGTACGGCCGCTCGGTGGTGCCCAACGGGACCTCGATCGGGCTTCGCTTCGACGCGCAGGAGCTGGCCGGCTGGACGGTCGACTTCGGGTCGGGGGTGACCCGGGCGATGCGGATCGGTGCGAACCGCGAGGGCGCGTGGACGAACACGGGCGGTGGCCCGCGGGTGGAGTTCGACGTCACGGCCGATCCGACGGGCGTCCCGACGACGGGCAACTGCTCGTTGTGGAGCCCGTCCGGCGCGTGGATCATCCCGAGCCCGGGGCGGTGCGAGGGGCTGCGGCTGACGGTGGACGCCCAGACCACGGCGGATGGTGACCTCCGGCTCGGTCAAGTGCTGTTCGGCGCGGCGCACATCCTGCCCGTTCCGCCGAGCTGGGGGCAGTCGCAGCGGCTCGATCTCGGCTACGACGTCGAGATCAGCCGATCGGGCGTCGCGCGGCTGGACCGGGCCGCGCCTCCGGCCCGGGCGGTCGACATCGCGTGGACCGACGGCGTCGACATGTCGGTCAGTTCGGACCCCGACTACCTAAACCCCGCGACCTCGGGCACGCCGATGTCGCCGGGGACGCTCCGGGGGCAGGTCCGCTCGTTGGAGGGCATCCTGCGGCGCGTCCAAGGGCTGCCCGTGGCCTACCTCCCGCGCGTCGATCCGGTCTCGGGCGTGCAGTTCCTGAGCCTGCGCGAGCAGATCGTGGTCGGGGCCCTGTCGCGCGAGGTCGGCCGCGATCACATCCTCGGCGACGAGCTGTCGGCTGAGCTGGTGCGCGTGCCGGTGCTGACGCTTCGGGAGGAACTGTGATCGCGTCGTGGATCTGGACCCTGTCGGTGGACTGGTACGGCGGGCCCTATCTGCTGTCGTCGTCGGACCTTTCCGGGTACGAGACCGTGCTCGATGCGATCGCCTTCGAGGAGAGGCTCGACGTCCTGCCCGATGCGCCCTCCGACCAGCAGGTCTCGGTGCGCTTCGACCTCGGAGACCGGCTGCGCACGCTGCTCGCCGCCGGCTGCGATCCACGGACCATGACGGGCGTCCTGCGCCTGGTCCCGGTGGACGCCGAGGGCGAAGTGCTCGACGGGGCCCGGCTGGTGGCGCTGGGTCCGCTGCGGGGCCTGGTCTGGGGCAGCGTCGAAGCCCCGGGCGTCGTCGAGGGCTCGATCGGCGTCGGCGAGCAGGAGGAGACCCCGCTGCTCAACCCGTCCGCTGTGATCTCGGCCGAGCTGTGGCCGACGGCGCCCGAGCAGGCGCACGGGGTCGCCTACCCGCTCGTCTTCGGTCGGCCGGGCGACGTCGTCGTCGACGACAATCGGCGGCGCCCCGGCAGCCCGGCGACGGTGATCACGACCTCGGGCGGCGGCAGTCCGATCCTCGCGCTCGTCGCTGGGCATCCGGTCGACGCGAGCGACGTCGAGCTTTACAACTCGACCACCGACACTTGGACGTCGGGCGTGGACGTGGCCACGACGGCCGACCTCGCTCGCGAGTGGCGCGAGGCCCTCGCCGACTCGGGCCTCGACTACGCCGTGGCCGAGCAGTTTGAGATCGGCGTTGAGGGCCGCTACGGGGCCGAGCTTGACGGCGCCCTCGGAGGCCTGTCGGTGATCGACGTCACCGGTCTGGCGGCCGTCGAAGACGAGCTTTTCGTCGCGTGGACCTCGGGCCGGGCCCTGTCCGGGGTGGCGACGGCGGGCGACCTCCTGCGCTACCTCCTGCGCCGCTCGGGCTGGGCGGTGGACGCAGGCCGGACCGAGGCCGTCTGCCGGGCACTGGGACACGACGTCGCGGGCTACGTCGACGATCCGGGCGTCTCGGTGCAGAGCTACCTGCAAGACGTAGTCCTGCCACTGCTGCCCGTCGCGCTGGCCCGCGGCCCGGCGGGCGTCTACCCGGTTCTGCTCGCGCCCGAGGCCCTCGACGGGGCCCCGACCTTCGCGCTCGTTGAGGGCGAGGACTGCGAGGCCATCGGGGCGGTCGGCGCCGAGGACCTCGTCGGGCCCCGCGCGGTCCGGGTGTCCTTCGGGTGGGACGCCTCGCGTGAACGGTACGAGGGGCAGGCGGCGACCGGGACCCTCCCCGGTGCCCAGTACGGGCGCTCGACGACGCTGGGTAGCCGACAGCTCGCCACGCGCGGCAGTGGCCCCGTCGAGGACATCGAGGGCATCATTCTGCGCGACGTTCAGACCGCGCAGCAGGTCGGAGTCGAGCAGCACCGGCTAAGAAACTTCTCGCCGCTGCAACGGTCCTACGCCTGCCCCGCCGATCGCATCCTTGAGCTGGGCGACGTGGGCCGGGTGACCGATGCGGCGGTCGGCTGGTCGTCGCGGCCGGTGCTCTGCATCGGCCGAGAGTGGGACGGGGCCCGCTGGCTCTACCGTCTCGCAGCGTGGTCTGTCCCGTGATAGCATCCCTTCGGAGGCTCCGATGGCCGATCTCAACCTGGCGGGCGTTGCTGCCCCGTGGACCTGCTCTTTCGTCCCCGGCGCGTCCGGCCGCTTGACGGTCGACCCGGTCCTCCACGGCGAGATCCACGTCTGGATCCCGAGCGGCATCACGATGGAGTACGGCGTGGCGGCCGCGGACCCGGGCGCCGCGGTGCTGCCGCTCCCCTCCGAGCAATACGTCCGCGTCTGGGAGGCCCCGTCTGGTCTCTCGGCGCCCCTGTCGCGGTGCGAGCTGACCTTCGAGGAGACCGGCGGCACCTCGGGCATCGTCTACGTTCGCGTGGTCGCCCGATGAAGCCCCGCCCGTCCAGTCTCTACTCGATGGGCGCGGCCGCGGGTGGCGGCGGTGGGAGCGGTCCAGACCTGACGGCGCCGATCCCGCCTGTCCCGGTGTCGCTCGCGTCGGGCTCGACGTCGCTCGGGTCGACCTCGATCGGGTCGTGGTCGGCCTCAGTGACCGTCGTGGCAACCGTCACGGCCTCCAGCGGGTCACCCCCGACGGCGACCGTCACGGGCTCGGGCACGGGTCCGTACTCCGTCTCGATCGCGTCCGGCCTGGCCGATGGGGTGACCTACACGGTCACCTTGACCGGCACCGGGGCAGATGGCCAGGTGGCGCGGGTCGGGCTCTCGCTGGCCGTCGGCACGGCCGCCCCCGCGCCGGGCTGGGGTACCCTGGTCGAGTACGACCTTACGACCGTGGACACGGCTACGGCGGTCACGGCGACCGGCGGCGACGTGGCCCTCACAGTGGGCGGCGCGGCGTTCCTAACGATCAAAACCATCTTCGGGAGCGGAACGGGCAGCCTGACGCCAACCAATGGCTCCGGCGTCATCTTCTCGGGGTCGGCGGGGGGCATCCGGTCGGCGTTCGTAAACATCGACTGGGCTACTCTCGGGGTCAGTCTCGACACAGATACGATCGCCGTCATGGCCGAGTTCGGCTTTACCTCGATGATCTCTGGCGGCACACTGATTGCCGGTTGCAGCACAACCAACGCCAACGTCAACGCAAACCACAACTTCGGCGGGCGATGGTCACTCGCGGGCACAACCTACGCAATCGCCCCAAGGTATTACAACTCCTCCTCTACCATCGGCACTGCGGTATCTTCGGGAACCACTGCTTTCTCGGGCAACTACTCGGCGGCTATGATTGTCGGCCCCGGTGGACAGACTGTGTATATGAACGCCGGGGTGCTCCCGACGGACCCGCCCGGCTCTGGGTTTGGCCCCCGGCGGTTCTCCCTGCCCGTGTCTACATGGACATCCGCGAGCCTGACCTTTCCCGCGGCGCCTCCCAAGCCGATGTTCTGGGTCGAGGATGCCGTCGCTGCCTGGCGCAAAATCCGCATCATGCGTTGGAGTTAGCCCATGCTGATCTATGACGTGCAGGACGGCATCTACGACGACGCTGGCACGCAGCACGTTGAGTACCGGGTGCGGATGCCCCGGGCTGAGGTGGATGCGCTCCTCGCAGCGCGGCGCCCGGGGCAGACCCCCGAGCTGCTCGCCGGCCCCGCTCAGGCCGTGGCAGAGCCGATCGCGGCCGCCCTTGACGCGGCTCTCGGTGTGTCGTGAAGCGCCTCAGCCGCACGACGCGCCGCAAGATCGCGCGTTTCCTGGGCCTCGTCGGCGTCTCCCTCGTCGACGGGCGCCTCACGCCGGCCGAGATCTCGATGCTCGTCGGGTCTGCTGCGCAGGTGTACGAGGCCCTTCGGGCCGAGCGCGACGGCACGGCCCCGGCCGACGAGGCGGACGGCGAGTGACCGGGCCTCGCTACCAGTGGGGGGCCCGGTCCGTGGCGCGGCTCGCGACGGTGCACCCGGCGCTGCGCGAACTGTTCGAGCGCGTGATCGCGCGCCCCGACCTACCGCACGACCTGACCGTCCTTTGCGGGCACCGCGGCGAGGCCGAGCAGGCGGCCGCGGTGTCGTCGGGCGCGTCGAGGCTTCCGTGGCCCCGGAGCAAGCACAACAAGACGCCGTCGCTGGCCGTCGACGTGGCCCCGCTCGTCGGCGGCGCCGTCACCTGGGACTGGGCCGCCTACCGGGCCGTGGCCCCGCACGTCAAAGCGGAGTGGGCCGAGATGCAGGCCGAGGGACGCTATCCGGGCATGTCCCTGGTGTGGGGCGGCGACTGGGTGCGCTTCCCGGATGGGCCGCACTGGGAGCTGTCGTGATCCTTACTCTGGCCCTCGCGTCTGCCCTCGCGCAGGACCCCGCGGCGACGACGTCCGCCCCGACGTCGGACCCGTGGACGCTGATCGGCGTCGGGCTCGGGTCGGCCATCGCGGCCGCGGTCGCCGAGCACCTCCGCTGGCGCCGCAACGCCACCCCCGCCGACGACCTCTCGCCGCTGCTCGCGCGCTCGGCCGACGGCGGCATTCTGCTGCTCCAGCGCCTCGCGCGCATCGAGGAGTCGGTTCATGATCTCGCCTCTGCGCTCGCCGTCCTTG